CTTCAGTATTTTACCTGGAATTAATCCTTCAAGAAGTAGGTATCGCGTCATACCACTAGAAGTCCATGGGGTAACCATGTAGCTAGTCCTAAACTTATCCATTCCTACCGGAGGGTCCTCCAAGTATGAGGTTAGTAGATAGGAACTGATCGTGTTAAGTGCCTGAGACATCTTGACACCACGCTCTGGACTATAGCGTCGGTATTTCTCGGGATATAAAGCACCTCGTGTAAGGTCAGAGAATTTACGAATTGGAAATCCGTTCCTCCATCGCCTACCTAAATACTCAACATCCGCGGTAGCCAATCCGCTTGAACCTTTCGCAGGGTTCAACTTGAATCCGAAACTACACAGGTAACTACTAAGTTGTGCAATTGATGTCTTACAATTGCAGAAGAAAAGACAGTCATCCCCTAACACATAAAGATCTTCATCTTTGATACCAAGTTGGAATCTTGCGTCAGCGGTCTTGATCAGAGCAACATTCGCGAAACTGTCAACCATTTGTGTGAAATAAGAGCCAGAAGGAACTCCACCCTTCTTACCCAACACTAACTTAGGATATTTACCGTCACGATTAGGCATGACGATAGGTGTAGTGACAAAGTAAGACTGTACTAAGTCAAACACCTCTCCTAACGTTACACCAGGATAGACCTCATCATTAAGGTCAAACCAAGTACGAAATGCATTAAATGCATAATTGATCAGTACTCGGTTCACTGATGCATCAAATTGGCTATAATCAAGAGAATAGTGGTACTTTGTGACCGAAGCGCTGCGACGCATTCTTTCACCGATCTCATGACTATAATCTCCGAATGTCATGACGTGTGTCTGTTTTTTGAAATGATTAATTAACGGTCTTGCGATAATCGCTTCCAAAATAGTCATTTCTAAGGGATACATCCACACAAGTCTTGTCTTCCCCTTACGTTGAGTCCTAAATCCAGCTAGACAAGGAGCAGGCGACTTGCCATTAACAATAATGTCAATTGCCTTATCCAATCCAACAGTGAACGCCTCCAATTTAGTCTCACCGTAAGCTGTTAACCCAGCAGAGGTATCATCCCTGATTGACAGTCTCTGATATAAAGCTTTCGCTTCCTCAGTTAGGCTCACAGTTTTAAGTAATTCCTGATTTTTAGGTCTAGCAAAAATACGAAACGCTTGATTTGACCCAGCTTTATAATAAGCATTGCGCTTATCCACAATGTACTCTCGGTCATAATGCTCGAGCGATTCTAACAACTTATCATAGCTATAAACACTACGATATTCATTAGTATGCTCGAAGGGAATGCCT